TTGATTTGATGTGGTTGTTAGAGTCTGGATTTAAATATACAGGCAGAGTTTATGATACTATGTTGGGGGAGTATATACTTAATAGAGGTATAAGAAAAAGTCTAACACTAGAGATGTCCTGTCGTAGAAGAAAGATAGGATCTAAGGATAGTAGTATAAAAGAATATATGGATAGAGGTATATCATTCGAGAATATTCCTGCACATGTTGTAGAGGAGTATGGTAAGATAGATGTTCAGATAACTAGAAAATTATTTGATTCTCAGATGGCAGACTTTAGATTGGATAAGAATAAGGATATGTTGATGACAGCTAAGATGATGAATGAGTTTCTTGTTGTTCTATGTGACATGGAAAGAAATGGTATCAATATAAATTTAGAAGATCTAAATAATGTTGAGAGAGAATACAGAGCAGAGTTTGCATATCTAAAACAGAAGATAGATAGAATAGTATATAAACAGATGGGAGATACTAAGATTAATTTATCTAGTCCAGAGCAATTATCTTGGTTAATTTATTCTGTTAGACCTAAAGATAAGAAAGAGTGGTGTAAGATATTTAATATTGGTATTGATAAAAGCACAGGTAAGAATAAGAGAAGACCTAACTATTCTAGAGTTCAGTTTAGAAACCTAGTAGATAATAATGTAGAAAAGATTTATAAAACAATTGCACAACAGTGTGTTACCTGTAAAGGTAAGGGTGTAATAAAAAGAATAAAGAAAGATGGTAGCCCATATAAAAATTATACTAAGTGTTCTGATTGTGATGGTGATGGATATGTATATACGGAGATGGCAAAGTATGCAGGTTTTAGACAGAGACCTAGAAGTGTGTATGATGTAGCAGAGTCTGGATTTAGAACTGATAAGATTACTTTGAGTAAGATAGCCTCAGAAGCTGAGGGAGAGTTTAAAGAATTTATAGATGCAATAGTTAGGCATAATGCAGTTGATACTTATTTAAATACTTTTGTTGATGGATTAAAAAATTTTACTAATGAGAAAGGTTTCTTACATCCTAAGTTTATGCAGGGAGTTACAGCTACAGGTAGATTATCTAGTAGAGATCCTAACTTTCAGAATCAACCTAGAGGTAAAACATTTCCTATTCGTAAAGTTGTTACATCTAGATTTGATAAAGGTAGTATACTTGAGATAGACTTTGCACAGTTAGAATTCAGAACAGCAGTTTATCTAGCACAAGATAAACAAGGTATGGAAGATATAAAAAATAAAATAGATGTGCACCAATACACTGCGGATATTATAGGTGTATCAAGGCAAGATGCAAAGGCACATACATTTAAACCTTTGTATGGTGGTGTAACTGGTACAGAGGATGAGAAAAGATATTACTCTAAATTTTTAGAAAAATATAAAGATATAAAAACTTGGCATGAGAAACTACAATCAGAAGCAATAAGATTTAAACAGATAAGTTTACCAACTGGTAGGCAATATGCTTTTCCATATGCAGAGAGAACACCTTGGGGTGGATCTACGTATGGCACACAAATAAAAAATTATCCTGTACAAGGTTTTGCAACAGCAGATATTGTACCACTAGCTTGTATAAATATATACAAACTAATGAAAGAGCAAGGAGTAAAAAGTTTACTTGTAAACACAGTTCACGATTCTATCGTAGCTGATGTTTATCCTGGTGAAGAAGATGTGATGAGTAAGATATTTAAACAGGGCACTGCAGATGTAATACCTGCATTAAAAAAATATTACAATATTGATTTTAATGTTCCGCTTGACACTGAACTTAAAATAGGCAATAATTGGTTAGATATGAAGGAGGTACAATGCCAAAAGAAATAGATGCACTTGATACTCTTGATGAGTATTCCGATGAAGAATACTCTGCATACTTAGAGTATAAAGATCTAAAAGATAGATGTATGATAGATCCAACTACCCTATACATCGACAATAATCACGAGTTCTTTTCAGAGTGGAAATACTTTGCTGAGACAGATGGTTTAGAAATAAAAATAATAAATGGAGAAACTAGAATATGTTAGCTAAATTATTTACATACCTGTGTGGGTGTGCGACATTATGCGTTATATTTTTAATGATATATTTAACATTAAGTTTATTTTTTTATTGATTTTTTTTTCAAAATATGATATACAATAAAAATAAAATAGGAGGACAATATGTCTGATAATAACTTAGTAAACATAAAAGGAATGTCTGATGAGCAAATAATGCAAGTCATTGGACAAGACGATGGATCTAACATGGGTACAAATATACCTAGGTTAGCAATCAATCGTACACCAGAAGATGACGATGGTAATCAATTACCTGTTGGTCACTTCTATACATACGATCAAAATGTTGGTCAAAATGTTTTTGGTAAACCAGTTACATTTAGACCTTTCATAAGTGCGATGCAATACATGCACTATGATGCTGATAAAGGTGAGTATGTAAATAGATCTATTATATTTAAAAGTTGGAAAGAAGAAGCCATAGATATACTTGGTGGTACAAGATGTGGTAAGATCCCTTTTAAAGATAGATCAACACTGACTCCAGAGGAGTTAGAAAGGCAAAGAACTATTAGATGTTACAAACTTGTTTATGGTTTGTTATCATTTAATAATGGTAAAACTGCACAAGGTAATGCACACAATGTAGAAAATCTACCAATACTCTACAGAGTAACAGGTACTGCTTTCTCTCCTGTAAGTGCAGCACTTGATCAGTTAAAAAAGAGAAAGAAACTTATGTTTAATTGTACTTTTACATTAGATACTAAGCGACAGAAAAAAGGCGGTAATGTATTTTATGTACCAGAGATACAGGTTAATGCAGAGGAAAACTTACAGTTATCTGATATGGATATGGAAACTTTAAAAGTATTTCAAGATTCTATAAACGAAGAGAACGATGAGGTAATAGCTGCATATAACAAAGCTAAAAGTAGTAAATTAAATGGTGAGGATAAGATTGATGCAGAGGTAGTTGAGGAAGTTAATGACACTGCACCAGAGAAAATATTATCTACATAATGAATAATATACTACTAAAAGTTCAACGATATCTTGACACTGTATCTAAGTCTCCTGTAAAGCTAGATAGTAAGTTGGTTCAAGAGTTTGGTGAGGCATGTAAAAGTGCCTTACTAAAACAATTTGAAGATGAAAGACGAGATAAGTTTGAACCTAGAATGTCTAACATAGGTAGACCTCTTTGCCAATTACAAATGGAAGCTAAAGGTATAAAGGGTGAGGGTCAACCTTACAATGTTAAAATGAGGAATACATTTGGTGATATCATAGAAGCATTAGCTATATTAGTTATGAAATCTGCAGGTGTTAATATAAAAAATGAACAAAAAAAAGTAATTTATAAATTTAATGGAGATAAAATTGAAGGTAGACAAGACGTTGAGATTGATGGAAAAGTTTGGGATATTAAAAGTGCATCACCATATTCATTTGAAAAAAAGTTTGGAGAAGCAGGTGGATTTGAAGAAGTTATTAGAGAAGATTCATTTGGCTATGCATCACAAGGTTTTCTATATGGAGAAAGCCAACAAAAAGATTTTGGTGGTTGGATAGCTATAAATAAATCTACAGGTGAGTGGACAGTTTGCGAAACACCCGCATCTGTAGAGCAACATAAGAAAGCAGCTTTAGCATCTGCTAAAAAAAATTATAAAGCATTAAAAGAAAATAAACCTTTTAAGAAATGTTATGATGATGTTGCGGAAACTTTTAGAAGTAAACCTACTGGTAACAGGGTTTTAGGTTTTGTATGTTCTTATTGTCCATACAAATTACCTTGTTGGGGTAAAGATAAATTACAATTATTACCTCAGCAACAATCAAAAGGTAAAAATCCTAAGTGGGTTTGGTACACAGAAGTCAATAATCCTAAACAGGATGAGGCTATGGAGGCAGGTGGTTAGTAGTTTGAGGGGTCTACTTGCCACCAACTCTTTATTATGTTATACTTTGTAGTATTTAAAAATAAAAAAGATGAAGATTATAAATTATTTACTAATACAATATTTGATAAAGAAGATGAAGCTAATGAATTTGGTAGAAAAAGTATGAAAAGAAATTATGAACATAAAGTTTT